CGTATGTTACAAATTCTTCTTCCATTTGAAAAAATTGGGATGATAATCAAAATAAAATGCAATGGTTTTCAAATCAGGAGGAAAAAATGAATCATTTCTTTAAACCTAACATAGATTATAGTCAAATAAAGAATGTTGGATTACAAATGGATTTCCATTTTGGAACAGGTTCAGGATGTCAAGCAGGATTTTGTACTGATTAATTTGTAATAATAAAAATAATTATTTAAACTTTGTGATTATGAGCGACTTAGTTAATCATCCAGACCATTACAAGGCAAGAGGATTTGAGGCAATAGACATTATAGAAGCCTACGAACTGAATTTTGCATTAGGTAACGCAGTAAAATATATCTTGAGAGCTGACAAGAAAGCAAATAAAAAGCAGGATCTTGAGAAAGCTCTCTGGTATTTAAATCACGAACTTGATAAGTTCAATGGATAATTTAATAACTGCGATTGTAGGCTTTGTTTTGTTTGAGTTGATAGTTATACTCTACTTAGCATATAAAGTCGCTCAGAAGGCAAAGAAAATACGAAAGAACCAATGAATTACGCAGAAGAAGCAAAGAGCTTAGTGAATAACTGCTTATTCTTTACAGGAAATAAAGAGCAAGCAAAAGATTGTGCTTTGTATATGGTAGAGTTTTTCATCGGGAAACTTGCTGAGCTTGAAGAAGACAAGAATCTTCAAGCAGATTTTATAGGAGTAAAAAAAGAATTGTATAATCTTTGATGGACAAAATTTACTCTCGCCATCGGCATTGGATTAAGATAGTAGAAGGGTTTGGCGAGAAGAATTATGCTGAAGATATAGTGCAAGAAGCATACATTCGAGTTCACGGTAAGACAATCAATGAAGCCTACTTTTACTTTACGCTTCGATCACTTACAATGGACTTGAATCGTAAGAAAGTAGATAAGATAGAGATTACGCAAGAGATAGAATACTCTTTAAAAGAAGATAATTATCAAGAAGAAGTTACAGAGTTTGTCAAGCCATACCTAGATTTTATTAATACTTGGGATTGGTACGATAAAAAGATGTATCTGATTTATATTACAAATAACGTTTCGATGCGTAAAATGGCAAAGGAATCAGGAATACCATTGATGAATATCTTTCAAACTATTCAAAGATGTAAATTAAAAATAAAGTTATGGCAAAAAGAAAATCAAAAGGCTTAGGCGATACGATTGAAGCAATCACAGAAGCAACTGGAATTAAAGCAGGAGTTGAAGCGTTATCAAAAGCATTAGATTGGGATTGTGGATGTGATGAACGCAAAGAAAAGCTAAACGCTTTATTCCCATACAAGAAGCCTAATTGTTTAAGCGAAGAAGATTATAACTATTTAAAAGAGTTCTTTGCTACAAACGTAAATACATTAAGTTTAAAGACACAAAGAGAGTTGCAAGCTATTTATCTAGCGGTATTTAATACTCCTTTTGTTGATTCATCTTGCCCATCGTGCTGGAGAGATATGCTTGGGCAGTTGAGAAAGGTTTATAATGAGTTTGAATAATCAAATTTTTTCAAATGGAAGAAGAATTTGTAACATACGAGCAAGCATTAGCCTTAAAGGAATTAGGGTTTGATGAAAAGTGTTTTTGTTATTTTGATAATGATAAAGAACTAAGAACTTGTATTGGATTGAACAATTGGAATAACTACGAAGGTTTTACATTATTTGTTTCAGCTCTACTTAAACAACAAGTATTTACATGGTTTAGGAAGACACAAAATACAATTGGATTAATAGAAGGCGGGTATGATAATGGTAAAAATATTTTCAGCTATGTTATTTGGAGAGGCAGTTGTGATGATTGGATAGAAAATTATTGGGATACATACGAAGAAGCAGAAAATGCTTGTATAGATAAATTAATCGAAGTAGCTAAACAGCAAAGCAATGGGTAAGTATAAATACATAGGGAATAATACCTATTTTATTAAAAATGGAGATGTAATTAATGCAGAGCCTACTACTTATTCTATACAAAAAGTGAATAGCAAAGATAGGGATATCGTAAAAGTTATTTACTTTAAAAATGTAGGCTTTGATGTAAAAGATGTTCCAATTAATTTAGAAAGTTTTATAGAGATAGTTAAAGAAAATGGAAGATAAAAAAAGAGGAGGTGTTAGAGAAGGTGCAGGAAGGAAAAGCAAAGCAGAAGAGTTATCTCTTATTGAAAAGCTAACACCTTTAGAGCCTAAAGCATTTGCGGTACTTGCACAGGCATTAGAAGATCACAAAGACTGGGCAGTTAAACTGTTTTTTCAGTATCAATTTGGTATGCCTAAGCAGGTTGTTGATCAGAACACTACACATACGATTAACGATTTCGATTTAAAAGACATCGTAAACTTTAAGTGATAGAACTTAATAAAAAATACATTCCGCTTTTTGCAAGCGATTCAAGGTATTACGTTATAACTGGAGGTCGTGGCTCAGGGAAATCCTTTGCTCTAAACTCATTCCTTTTGCTTCTAACGTACGAAGTTGGACACGTTATACTATTTACTCGCTATACATTAGTTTCAGCTCACATCTCAATTATTCCAGAGTTTGTGGAAAAGATAGAAATGGCTGGACTAGAGAATGATTTCTCAATCACAAAGGATGAAATCATAAATCTAAAAACTAAGTCTAAAATTTTATTCAAAGGAATCAAGACATCATCGGGAACTCAAACCGCTAATTTAAAATCTCTTTCGGGTGTTACTACATTTGTCTTGGATGAAGCAGAAGAGTTAGTAGATGAGGATGTATTTGATAAGATTGATTTGTCAGTAAGACATAACACAAAGCAAAACAGGGTAATTCTTATTCTTAACCCTACAACAAAGGAGCATTTTATCTATCAAAGATTCTTTGAAGCTCGTGGTGTGGAGGCAGGAGAATCTACCACAAAGCAGGACACGACTTACATACATACAACCTACCTAGATAACATTGAGAATCTAAGTGATTCATTCATTACACAAATTGAATCGCTTAAAGAGCAAAACAGAAAGAAATACCAGCACCAGATTCTTGGAGGTTGGCTAGACAAAGCAGAGGGAGTTGTATTTACTAACTGGAGCTTTGGCAATTTTAATCCTGATAATTTACAAACATCATTTGGGCAAGACTTTGGATTCTCAATAGATCCGACAACACTAGTAGAGGTTGCCATTGATAAGAATAAGCGAAAAATTTATGTTAAGGAGCATTTGTACAAACCAAAGCTAACAACAAGCGAAATTGCAGTAATTAACAAGCAGGTTTGTGGTAATGGATTAATCGTAGCAGATAGTGCAGAGCCTAGACTTATTGCAGAGCTTCAGAATCAACGTTGCAATATCGTAGCAACTGAGAAAGGAGCAGGATCAATTACTGCTGGGCTAGCATTGATGCAGGATTATGAAATAGTTTTAGACCCAAACTCCCAAAACATTGCAAAAGAACTTAACAACTACATCTACTCAGATAAGAAGTCTGGATTGGTCATTGACAACTACAATCACGCAATTGATGCCATACGTTACAACGTGTTCTATCACTTGTCTAATCCCAATAAAGGGCAGTATTTCGTGTACTAATAACAAAAAAATCAACTTAACGTTTATACAATATGAAGTTAGAGATAACGATTCCAACTGATTTGAGCGAAATTAAGCTATCTCAGTACCAAAAGTTTTTAAAGATTTCAGATGAAAATGATGAATCTGATTTTATTCATCACAAGATGATTGAAATCTTTTGCAACGTAGAGTTGAAATATGTATCTAAGTTTAAACGTAAACAGATAGTTGAGATTGTAACGACAATCAATAACCTATTTACTAAGATACCGCCGTTTAAAAATAGATTTACATTAAACGGAATTGAATATGGGTTTATTCCAAATCTTGATGATATATCTCAAGGGGAATATATGGATCTTGACAATTATATTGTGGATGTTTCTGATCTTCATCGCTCTATGGCAATAATGTTTAGACCGATAAAGAACAAACTAAAAGATAAATATACAATTGAGTCATACGAAGGCTCAGATGTTTATGCTGAAAAAATGCTTGATGCGCCTTTAGATGTAGTTTTAGCATCAAGGGTTTTTTTTTATCATTTAGGCAAAGAGTTGCTGAAAAGTACATTGACCTATTTGGAGGAGAATCCGCAGATTCAGACTATTCTGAACAAGCACAATTCGGAAAACGATGGGGATGGTATTCATCCATTTATGCGCTTGCTCAAGGAGATGTCAGGCGATTTGATGAAATATCCAGACTTCCGCTTAATCAATGTCTAACCTTTTTGACATTTGAAAAGCAAAAGAATGATTTAGAATTAAAAATGCTTAAAAAACAAACCCGATGAACGGATACTTTTACGTTGTAAATACTTTAAAGACTTATTTAAAAGCGACTCCGTTCGTTAATACTGTTACTATTGGCGACATCTTTGCAGTTGATTTAACTAAGCAAACTATCTTTCCCTTAAATCATATCATTGTAAACAACGCAACTATTGGAGAGGTAACAATGTCAATGAACATCTCAATCCTTTTTATGGATATTGTAGATGATTCAAAGTCAGAAATAACTGATTTATGGGAAGGCAATGATAATGAGCAAGATGTATTAAACTCAACACTTACTTTAGCACAAAAGCTATCTGCTGATTTAATGCGAGGCTCTTTATATTCTTCTCAGGTTTTGATTTTAACAGAGCCATCTGCTGAGCCTTTCACAGATCGTTTTGAAAATAAGATTGCAGGATGGACATTAACTTTTGATGTGATTGTTCCAAACGATATGACTATATGCTAGAGAAAAGTTACAAACTTCTTGAACAGTACAAAAGGTATGTAATTCAACAGGCTAAAGCCAATTTGTCTAAGGGGCGCAATAATATGTCCAAGACACTTTACAATAGCATTAAAGGCGAAGTTGTAACAGATGACAACTATGCGATTGTAGCATTCAGAATGGAATACTATGGTCAGTTTTTAGATGAAGGTGTTAAGGGAGCTTTCCCAAATATGGTTAATAATGGAAAGCAAAAAGCACCAAACTCTAGGTTTAGATTTACAAATAAAAGACCACCAGCAGGAGTGATTGCTGAATGGGCAAAGAAACGAGGCATAAGGTTAAGAGATGAAGAAGGCAAGTTTAAAAAAGGTAGTTACAAAACTCTTGGGTTTATTATTGCGAATCGTATTTATGCGCAAGGGATAAAGCCTACTTTATTTTTTACTAAGCCATACGAAGCAGGATTTAAAAAGTATATAACAGATCAAATGCCTACGCAAGTGGCAATAGATGTAGATAGAATAGTTGATCTTAATTTAAAACAACAATGATAATTAACGCACGGAGTCCGTATTTTGTAACGGTAAACGAAACAAGCCAATTAGGATCTAAGATTGAATTGTTTTTGTGGAACGATGGAACATCTGAGCCATCAACTGCAACTTATACATTCTCTAAATCTATCGCCTCCACATCACAAAGAGCAAACGTTTATAATATCTCTCCTTACGTTCGTGAATATATTGACAACGTAGCACCAGATGATACAACTGAATTGATGTGGGTTAATATCAAAATCAAACGCTACAAAGAAGCAACGCTTGGCTCTTACACGTTATTAGATACAACTACTCACGCAGGTGTTAATGGTTATACGCTTTACACAGATGGCTATAATAAAACAGATGCAAACGATGAGTTTGTTGTTTTAGCAAATACTGCCATTGAGATTACTTACGAAGAAGGAATTGCGGAGGCAGAATATCCTTATGTGAACGTGTATGCTGATTTAACATCTCCTGCTGAGATTAGAGCAGTTTACAAAGATAAGCACGGCAGAAACGAGGTAACTGTTACTTACGACACAGGAGACAAAGGAGTTATAAAGATTCCATTTAGAACGACATCAATTAAATATAACAAAGGAAATACATTGGCTATTCAATGGAGACCAACTGGCGAGTACACAGATGTAACTAAAACATTTGTAGTTACTCCAATTTGCGAGCCTAAATTTACTCCAGTTCAATGTGCGTTTATTAATCGTTATGGTGGTTGGCAATTTTTAACTTTCTTTAAAGCTCAAAGCAATAGCATTCAAACGCAAGGAACAACTTTCAGAATGTTACCTAGTGCAGTAAATTACGACACAAGTAAGGCACAAACAAAATCATTTAATATCAACGGAACACAAAACATTAAATTGAACACAGGATGGGTTGATGAAAACTATTCCGAATTGATTCAAGATTTGATGCTTTCTGAAACTATTCTTTTAGATGGCAAGCCAGTTGAGATATTAACTACTTCAACTGATTTAAAGACTTCTTTAAAAGATAGAAATATCAATTATGAGATTGATTTCCAATATGGTTATAGCTTAATAAACAACGTGATTTAATGGTAATTGTAGCAATTTATATTTATGATGATGTTACTGGTTTAGCTAATCGTGTTGAGTTATTCAATGATGAGAAGATAAGTGTCACTTCATCTGTACAAGATGTAAATGACATTTCTAAAATCTTTACTGATTTTTCTCAATCGTTTACCGTTCCAGCTTCTAATGCTAACAACAAGATTTTTAGACATTGGTATGAAAATGCTATTGAATCAGGATTTGATGCAAGAACTAGAAAGAGTGCCTATATTGAGCTAGATACTATCCCATTTCGTAAAGGAAAGATTCAATTAGAAAAAGTTTCGGTTGTTAATGGACAAATAGAAAACTATCAAATTACTTTCTTTGGCTCTCTTATTTCTTTAAAAGATGCTTTTGCAGGAAAGTATTTAAAGGATTTAGATTATTCATCTGCAAACTTTACTTATTCAGGAGCAGATGTTGTGTCTAAGGTATCAACAACGACATCAAGCGATGTTAAATGGCCTTTGATAAGTTCGTATCGTGTATGGCAATATGATACAAGCGGAAGCACAATATATAATTGGGATATTTCTAAAAATTCTCATCCAATTTATCATACTGATTTATTTCCTGCTCTTAGACTTTCAAAATTATTTGAAGTAATTGCTGAAAACTTAGGCATTACGTTTACAGGTAATTTCTTGACAGATGCAAGATTTACAAATGCGTTTCTTTGGTGTAAGAATGCAAATAACTTTGAAATTAAGGTAGAAGCTCTTGAGGTTATATTTCAAACTAAATACTCAACGACTGGATCATTAGAGTTGTTTGATTTAGATACTCACACGCTTACTTATGTAGATGAGGGAGGCTCAACGTTTATTGAGACACAAACATTTGATATTACTTGTACCGCTAACGGAATTGCATCCGTGTTTTATGTATACCGCAATGGAGTTAAGGTTTATGCTTTAAACTTTACTTCTTCAACTATTAGCCAGCAATTTGAATTATTGATTCGTTCTTCTGGAGATTATACATTTAAGATTAGCGCAGCAAGTACACTATCATTTACTTCAGAGCTAAACTTTGCAATCTCAGATGGCACTTCTGTTATTCGTGATATTGAAGTAATTCAAAGCACTACTCAAACAACTAACACTCTTTTAGATTTGGCTAATTATATGCCAGAAATAAAAACTGAGGATTTCTTTGCAGGAGTTTTAAAGATGTTTAATCTTACTTGCTATTCTGATACGGCTGGTGTGTTTACAATTACTCAGTTAGAAGATTGGTATAATGATGGAGAAATAAGAGATTTAACTGAGCATGTTATATCTGATAATTTTGACATTGAAAGAGTAACTCCTTATAAGATGCTAAACTTTACTTATGAAGATAGTGAAGCTCTTTTAAACGTAGGTTATAAGCAAAACTCTCCTATCCCTTACGGCAACTTAAACTACTCATTAGACAATGATGGAGCTGAATATAGCGTAAATCTTCCTTTTGAAAATATGCTATTTAGCAAATTTACAGGAACTAATTTACAGGTTAGTTATGCTTTAAAGACTGATTATCAGCAATATATTCCAAAGCCTGTAATTTTATATGATTACGGAACGCTTCAAACGGTTTCAACTTATCATATTAATGACGGATCAACAACTGCCGCCAAAACAACTGCAAACATATTTGGGCAAGATACGGTAGTTTCAAGTGTAAATCACACGTTAAACTGGGGATTAGAGATTTCATCTTATACTCTAAATACCGAAGAGAATACATTATTTAATGATTATTACGAAGCGTATTTGAATAATATATACTCTGTCAAGTCACGAACTTTTATCATTAAGGCAATCCTACCAATAAGTATAATATCATCGCTTAAATTGAATGACAGAGTGGTTATTCGTGATAAGAGATATGTTATTAATGCGTTCACAACTGACTTGACAACTGGAGAAGTAGAACTTAATCTTTTAACTGATTTTAGAGCATTATGATAAAATTGATAATAGAAATGTTAAATGTTTTGCCTCATTATAATCAGAGCGAAACAATAGAAATTGCCAAAGGTAAACACGAGCTACCAACGACAATAAAAAAAGGATGGAATCAAATTAAACGTAATTACAAATGGCAAAGTCAATCGAAGTAGATATTAATGTAAACAACAACATTGAAGGATCTATTGCTCAATTAAAAGCTCTAAAAAGAGAGTTAAAAAATACTGCCGTAGGTACAGAAGAATTTAAAAATCTATTTAATCAGATAGATGACTTAGAAGACAAAATTAAGTCTGCTAAAAACGTTTCTAGCGATTGGATAGATACTTTAGAATCAGCAGGTGGTCCAGTAGGAATGCTAGGCGGAGCTTTAAACAAAGCTAAAGTTGCAACGCAATCATTTGGCTCAGCATTAAAAGCAACAGGTATTGGTTTAATTGTTGCCGCAGTTGGTGGATTAGTTGCTGCATTCTCTGAATCAGAATCTGCAATGAAGAAACTTCAACCTTTGTTTATTGGGTTGGAGAAAATTCTTGGCGGAATAATGAAAGTATTTGAGCCATTACTTGATATGTTTATTGAGTTGGCTTTAAAAGCATTGCCATTTATCACAAAAGGTATTGGCGGATTTTATTCAGGATTGTTTGCCTTATTTACATTGCTTAAAAATGTAGGTATGGGAGCTGGAAATATCTTAAAAGGTATTTTCACTCTTGATTTTGATGCAATTAAAGAAGGTTACAATCAATTAACTGGAAGCTGGGGAGCAGCGGTCAAGGATTTTGAAGCAACTAATAAAAGATTTGCCGAAGGAACAAGAGAGCAAACTAAAACTGAAAAGGCAAACTCTAAAGAAAGAGTTGAAAATAGAAAAGCTGAGAAGAAACAAAAAGATGAAATTGTTGATGCAGAACTCTTAAAGCTCCGTGAATTTCAAGGCGAGTATGAAAATTACCTTAAACAAATTGCAGATTTAGAAAAGCAATATACTCTTGAAGCAGAAAATACCCAAGCCGAAACGGAACAACAAAAATTAAACCTTTGGTATAGAAGACAAAAAGAAGAAATTGATCGCATAACAAAGGCAGGTGGCGAAAGAAATAATTTATATGCTTTACTTGAAATTCAAAGAGCTGCAAAGCAAGAAGAGATAAACAAAAAAGCAGCAGAAGAAGAGCAAAAGATTTTAGATGCAAGACTTGCCGCACAAATGCAATTTGTTGATGCTATTCAAGGAGTGCTTCAAGGATTAGGTGCTTTGTTTGAACAAGGGAGCGCGGAGGCTAAAGCATTTGCATTGTTAGATATTGCGGTAGGAACTGCAAAAGGATTTATTCAAGGATTAGATATTGCACAAAAATCTGCTGCGGCAACTGGTCCTGGAGCTGCATTTGCATTCCCTATATTTTATGCATCACAAATAGGGGCAGTTTTGGCAGCGGCTGGAAGAGCAAAAGCAATTTTAGCATCAAGCTCTGCATCTTCATCAGGTGGAGCATCTGCATCAGCTCCTTCTGCACCTCAAGCCCCTTCATTTAACGTTGTGGGAAACTCAGGAGCAAATCAAATTGCACAAACAATTGGCAGACAATCACAATCTCCAATTAAAGCTTATGTGGTATCTAAAGATGTAACAACACAACAAGCACTTGACAGAAATATTGTTAAAAGTGCAACTTTAGGTTAGTGAAAATAAAACAAGGGTAATTTTTAAACGTTTATGCGATATGAGAATTGTAGAATTAGTAATTGAAAAGGACTTGGATGGCATTGATGCCGTTAGCTTAGTAGATGCTCCAGCAATCGAAGAAAACTTTATTGCTTTGGCAAAAGAATATAAAATGGACTTAGCTGAGGTAGATTCTGAAAAGCGTATCTTAATGGGCGCTGCTTTAATTCCTAATAAGCAAATCTATCGCAAGCACGGAAAAGATGAGTTCTATGTTTTCTTTTCTGAGAACACAGTTAAGAAAGCAAGCGAGTTATTCTTACAAAATGGCAATCAGTCAAACGCTACTTTAGAACACAAGACTAAATTTGATGGTGCAACGGTTGTTGAATCTTGGATTATAGATAACCCAGAAATGGATAAGTCTAAAAACTACGGATTCTCTTTACCAAAAGGCACTTGGATGATCTCAATGAAAATTGAAGATGATAAAGTTTGGAACGATGCTAAAGAAGGCAAATACAAAGGATTTTCAATTGAAGGATATTTTGCAGACAAGTTAGAAATGTCTCTTCAAGATATTGAAGCAGAAAATTTAATAAACGAAATATTAAACATTTTAAAAGATGGCAAGTAAAAAAACAAGTCCACAAGCAAGCAATAAAGAGGCTTGTCTTTGTGAAGATGGCACATACTCAAAGGAGTGTTGCAAAGGAGAAGAAATTAATCAAGGCATTGGTGCTTTAGTTGGTCAAGGATCTTCAGTTGTAATTAACACAAACGAGCCTCGCACAGTAGGTTCTGGAAGCTAGTAAATTAAACAAACAAATAAAATGAAGTACAAAGACAAATTAAACCAAATCAAAGCACTTTTGTCGCTTGAGGTTAAACTTGCTCAAATGACTTTGGCAGATGGTATTACTATCATTGAAGCAGAAGAATTTGAGCCTGAATACTCAGTAGGCATTGTGACTCCCGATGGAATCGTACCGATGCCAGTTGGAGAGTATGAATTGCAAGATGGTTCAATGGTAGTTGTTGAAGTTGAAGGAATCATTGCTTCAGTAGGCGCAAAAGCCGAAGAAGTAGCGCCTGAAACTGAGCAAGCACCTGAAGAAGTAGTTGCTCCAGAAATGGAAGCAGAAGCATCTGCACCACAACCTAAAAGAATCGTTGAATCAGTTTCAAAAGAAACATTCTTCGAATCTCAATTAGCAGAATTGAAAGCTGAATTAGATGCTTTAAAAGCAGAAAACGAAGCATTAAAATTATCTGCTCAGGTTAAAGAAGAAGAAGTTCAGTTAGCATCTGAAGAAGAAGGAGCTGAGCCAATCGCTTTTAATCCTGAATCAGCAATCAAGCCTGAAGGTTTCCGTTATTCAAAGAATCGCACAAAGAACATTCAGGATTCAGTTTACAACAAATTATTCAACTAAAATTAATTAAATAAGAAATGGCAACTACAACGTCAATCACAACAACTTACGCTGGCGAGTTTAAAGATAAAATCATCGCAGCGGCATTATTATCTTCTCCAACTATCGACAACGGTGGTATCGAGATTAAACCAAACGTAAAGTACAAAGAGGTAATTAAGAAAATTGCTACTGATGCAATCTTGAAAGATGCTACTTGTGATTTTACTGCTACTTCAACTGTAACTTTAACTGAGCGTGTTTTACAACCAGAAGAGTTCCAAGTTAACTTACAACTTTGCAAGAAAGATTTCCACTCAGATTGGTTATCAGCTCAACAAGGTTATTCAGCATTTGATGTATTACCAAAGTCTTTCGCTGATTTCTTAGTAGCTCACGTTGCTGCTAAAGTTGCTGCTAAAAACGAAACTAACATCTGGACTGGTGTTACTGCTAACGCAGGCGAATTCAATGGTATTATGACATTGTTAGCTGCTGATGCTGCATTGCCAACTGCTAACGAAGTTGCTGGTACTACTGTAACTGCTTCTAACGTTGTTGCTGAATTAGGCAAAATCGTTGATGCTATTCCTTCAACTCTTTACACTAACGAAAACCTTTATATCTACGTTTCACAAAACATCGCTCGTGCTTACGTTCGTGCATTAGGTGGATTTGGTGCTTCAGGTTTAGGTGCTAATGGTACAAACACACAAGGAACTCAATGGTACAACAACGGATCATTATCATTTGATGGTGTTAAAATCTTTGTTGCAAACGGTTTAGCTTCTAACACGGCTTGTGCTACATTGAAAGACAACTTATACTTCGGTACAGGCTTAATGTCTGACATGACTGAAGTTAAAGTTATTGATATGGCTGATATTGATGGATCACAAAACGTTCGTGTTGTTATGCGCTTAACTGCTGGTGTTCAATACGGAATCGTTGAAGACATCGTTACTTACGGTATCACAAACTCAGCTAACTAATTAGCAAACTAAAAAAAGCACCTCGTTAATTCGGGGTGCTAATTTTTAACGTTTTAAATAAAAATTAATATGGCTTGCGATATTTCATTAGGACGCATTGAGCCTTGCAAAACGAGTACAGGTGGCTTAAAAGCCGTGTACTTTGTGAACTGGGGAGATGCGACAGGTTACACATACGATGCAACCGATACTGATGTAATTGATGCGGTAGCAGGAACTCCTTCAGCTTATAAGTATGAAGTAAAAGGAAACTCTAGCTTTGAGCAAACAATTACATCTAGCCGTGAGAACGGAACAACTTACTTCGAGCAAGTTATCAACTTGACTTTGAAAAAATTATCAATTGCAGACCACAAGCAAGTTAAATTATTAGCTTATGGCCGTCCTCAAGTAATTGTTGAAGACACAAATGGTAATTTCTTTTACGCAGGCTTACAACACGGATGTGAAGTAACTGGCGGAACAATCGTAACAGGTGCAGCAATGGGCGATCTTTCAGGTTACACATTGGTATTAACTGGACAAGAGCCAGTACCTGCTAACTTCTTAGGAGCTTCACTTACAAGTGCAGGTTTCACAGTAGTTACAGGATCTTAATTAAGATTGTTTTTTGTGTTTTGAAAGGGGGACTTGATTGTCCCTCTTTCCATTTATAAACAAACGATATTAATTTACGTTTATCTATTGTGATAGTATTAAAAGAACAAGGAACTGCACAAACGGTGCGATTTATCCCTACTCGAAAAAGTAGCGGAACTTCTTTAATTTTAAGAAACGAATCAACAAACGTTTCTACCACATATTCAATTACGACTACATCAACATCTTATTATTCTACATTCTCTAAAATCTTGAGCCTAGAAGAAGGACACTTTTATGAGATGACAATCAAGGATGGCGAAGATTTAGTTTATCGTGATAAAGTATTTTGCACAAACCAAACGATTGCAACTTATTCGGTTAATAATGGCGAATATGTAGAAAGCACTCAAAACATAATTTTCTATGAGTAACGTTCACGTTTTTAATTTTGAATCGCATAAACCTCCGACAAGCACAGAATCGAAAAGAGATAACTGGGTTGAGTTTGGCGATGACAACGATTACTTTCAGTATTTAATTGATAGATATAATAACTCGACTACAAATAACTCGGTTATTAACTCAATCAATAAACTGATTTATGGTCGTGGCTTAGATGCAACGGATTCAAATAAGAAGCCGAACGATTACGCTCAGATGAAAATGTTATTCCGTCCTGAGGTATTAAAATGCGTTATTGCAGATTATAAATTACTAGGTCAAGGATACTTTCAATTAATCTACAACAAGGCTAAAAATGCCATTGTTAGAGTTGAGCATATTCCAGCGCAATTATTAAGAGCTGAAAAATGCAATGAGAAAGGCGAAATCACGGCTTATTATTACTCAGATAATTGGAAAGAGACTAAGAAATTTCCGCCTAAGAGAATACCTGCATTTGGATATGGAGATAAAACTCTTGAATTGCTTTGTGTGCGTGATTATAGCGTAGGACAAAAGTATTATTCAAACGTTGATTATATCGGCGCATTAGCTTATGCTACTTTAGAAGAAGAAATTGCTGATTATTTAATCAATGATGTTCAAAACGGATTCTCTCCTACATCTGTAATTAACTTTAACAATGGTGTTCCAGATGAAGAGAAGCAAAGCCTAATTGCTTCAGATGTTAAGCGTAAACTTTCAGGATCTAATGGTGCGAAGATTGTAGTTGCTTTCAATAGCGATGAGACTAAGAAAACGACTATTGATTCTGTTCCTTTGAATGATGCTCCTGCTCATTACCAATATCTAAGCGAAGAATCAAGAGGCAAGATTTTGCTTGGTCATTCAATTACATCTGGATTGTTATTTGGTATCCCATCTGCTAATGGATTTAGCTCTAATGCAGATGAATTAAAGAATGCTTCTATCTTATTTGATAACTTAGTTATTAGACCAAAACAATACAGAGTTTTAGAGGCTTTGGATGAAATCTTAGCATTCAACGGTGTAACATTAAATCTTTACTTTAAGACTTTACAACCTTTGGAATTTATTGATCAAAATCCTGTAATGGATTCTGCTACAATGGAAGAGGAGACAGGTGTAAAGTTATCTTCTCATATTGATGAGCTAGATGTCGAAGAATTTGGTGCAGAAATGAATCCTAATGAATGGGAATTGATTGATAGCCGTCCTGTATCATACGAAGATGAAGAACGCTTAGATGCAGAATTAGAGGCTTTAAATAATCCATCAAAATCTATTATGTCTAAGGTTTGGGAATTTGTAACGACAGGTGTTGCAAGACCAGACTTGAAATCAGAGCAAGATGGGAAGTTGTTTGCATCTCGTTACAGATATAGCGGTACAATCACAGATAAATCTCGTGAGTTTTGCAAGAAGATGATTTCAGCTAATAAGTTATATCGTAAAGAGGATATCATTCGTATGGGAAACAATCCTAAAACGAATGAGGGATGGGGACCAAGAGGAACAGATACTTACGACATATTTCTTTACAAAGGAGGTGGAGCTTGTCATCATTTTTGGACTCGTGAAACTTATAAGCGTTTTACGGATCCTAGAAGAAAAGGTGCAGAACAAATTACACCAGCTCAAGCTCGTAAAGCAGGAGAGATTTTACCAACTAATCCGATGAAAGTATATGAGAAACCAATCAATATGCCGAATCAAGGATTTTTACCTAAATAAGAAATGGCACAAGCATTATTTATAACTCGTGAGGATTTAGTTAAGTTTACCGCGTTAAATGGTAACATTGACACGGATCGCTTTATCCAATGGATTAAAGTGGCTCAAGACATCCACATCCAAAATTATTTAGGCACAAAATTGTTTAATAAAATCAATGATGGCATCGTTGCAGGAAATCTTGCAGATCCTTATTTGACTTTATTAAACGTGTATATTAAACCGATGGTAATTCATTGGTCAATGGTGGAGTTTATGCCTTTTTCAGCGTATACATTTGCAGGTAAAGGAGTATTTAAACACTCATCTGAAAATGCACAAAACGTAGAGAAGGATGAAATAGATTTCTTAATTGAAAAAGAAAGATCAATCGCAGAGCATTACACTCGCAGATTTATAGATTATATGTCGTTTAATCAGTCTCAATTTCCTGAATATAATACGAACAACAATGCAGATATGTTCCCAGACAAACAAGCGGACTTCGGTGGCTGGTATCTCTAGGGGTAAATATGCCACTAAAGACACGAACGTTAAAAAACTAAAGGTTTACCTTAATAAAATAGAAAATGGCTCTTAATTTCACGCATACAAAAGGCGATACATTTAACGAAGTAGCTTTTGAAGTTAAAAAGAATGGCACGGCCATTAACTTAACTGGTGCGACAATCAAAATGCAGTTGCGTAAATTATACTCAGATGTTTCGGCTGCTCTTTCATTGACTTCTGTATCTTCAGCAGGTATTACAATTACCAATGCTAGTTCAGGTCAATTTAAAATCAATGCTCAGATTATTGACATTGAAGTGTTTAATTACGTTTACGACATTCAATTTACTTTGTCTAGTGGCGAAGTGAAGACTTATGTAAAAGGAGGATTTAACGTTACACCTGAAGTTACTCGCTAGAATGGAAGATATTATAGACATTATAGTTACCGAAACAACAAATACAATTGAAATCACTTCTCAAGCAAGTGATGAATTGATTGATGTTAATATAATTGACAACAGAGAGGATATTACACTTAATGTGACTCCTACACTTGTCGAAATTAATATTAACTCATTAACAGGTAACTTTGGTGTTGAATGGGGAGATATTACAGGCACTTTAGCCGATCAAACTGATTTAAACACGGCTCTAGGATTAAAGGCGGATTTAGTAGATGGTAAAGTTCCATCTTCTCAGCTTCCTAGTTACGTTGATGATATCATCGAAGTTGCTACTTATTCAGCACTTCCAACAACAGGAGAGACAGGTAAGATTTATGTCGTTTTAGACACGAATTTAATTTATAGATGGTCTGGCTCAGCTTACATTGAGATAAAGGATTCAAGTGCGGTTTGGGGAGCAATTACAGGAACATTAAGCTCTCAGACTGATTTACAATCTGCATTAGATGCAAAGCAAGATGATTTAAACGGAACTGGATTTGTTAAGGCTAGTGGTACTACAATTAGCTATGACAATAGCACTTATTTAACTACTAGCTCGGCAGCTTCTACTTATGTTCCATACACAGGAGCGACTGCAAACGTAAATTTAGGGCAGAATTATAGTTTAACTGCAGCTTTAATTATAAAAAGCGGAGGTACTTCTACGCAATTTTTAAAGGCTGATGGAACAATAGATACAAATACTTATGCGCTAGATTCTGCGGTAGTTAAACTAACTGGTAACCAAACGATAG